TAATTTAAAGTCTTCAATCTTTCTTGTTGGATTTACTTCCCATGTTGGTTTTTTAAATGCTAATACCCTTGGAATTTTATATGAAAGAATTGTATCTTCATCCCATGCAATTTCAAATTGATTTCCAGGATCTTCGTGTGGTAAGTCTGGATTCATAATGAATGTATGCTTTCGTTCAATAGTTTCTTTTTCTGCAATTACAGATTCATAGCGTTGTGAGATAAAGTCTCCTTGAAAACGAGGGAATGAAAGCAAAACAACCTTACCAAGATCAGGGAAACGAGAATCTACAGTACCACGAAATGCTTTATAAATATTTTCAGCAGTTTTACCTTGTTCATTTCCAGTCCCAACTTCAGACGCAAAGCCAGAAATTTCATCAAGCACTGCCATAAATAAGTTCAAACCCTCATGAGATTCTCTTTCTGAGTGTCCAGAATATACTGTTACTGACTTATCAAAATCAATTGAATCTGCCTTTGCATTGTATTTTCCTGCAAACCATGGTGATCTTTCAATCTTTGACTTAAAACCTTTAAAGAAAACGTTCTTAGCCTGTTGAGCGTTAATAGCAACGTTAATAATATCTATAGCATCTCCTGCAGGTTTACCATAATATACCGCTGGATCTTTAAGGCATAACATTTTATATACTACATAGGCACATGCCACTGTTGATACAAAGTCTTTTCCAGATCCCTTGCCGAGTTGCAAAATAACTTCATTCTTTGTATATTTATTAAAATATGCAAGCCCTTCTGCATCACCCATTAGAGCCTGTAAGTCTTCTTTACGATAGATCTGACTCATTGCTTCTACAATTTGATACTGTATATCTGAAAGTGGTGGTTGCCCAAGAAACTCTGGAGACTCAACAAATGTCTTTGCGTCAACAGGTTTTTCTACAAAATGATTTTCTTTTAGAACTTCAAAGAAATCATTGAACATCGTGGACAACGGTAATCACTTCTCCTTCTTTAGCAATTGCTGATAGTCTTTGCATTATCATATCACGAATCTCTGGGTGTTCGGATGCAATATCTCTAAGAATTCCAATAAGAACTTCTTGTCTACGTTCAATCTCAACCATCTCTTCAGCAAGTTCTTTATTTTCAAGAAGACCAGCCTTTTGAAGCATATCAATTCTTTTAGACTCAATATCCATAACAAGTTTGATTGCTGCGGTCTTTGCACCAAGATTATTAGTCATTGATGCTTCATCAATAACCTCATATGATTTAGATATTAACTTGCTATAGTGTGCATCTGCTCCAGCAAGTGCATCTTTAGCACGAGCACGAATGGCAGAGTTATTTGATGCTGACTCTTTCCATTCATCAAGATGTGCTACAACACGAGTTCTTGGAATATTTAATTCTTTAGAAATCTTAGTTGGATCACTGCCTTTTAAATATTCTGTAACAACATTATTAACCTCGTCAAGGTGGTTAATTAGATCTACTTCAGTTGACATATTTGCCCTCTAATCTATTTATTTCATCTTTAATATAAAAAATTGCTTTTTGTAAATCTTCAATTTGTTTTTTATCATCTTTAATTCCTGCCCTCCAAAGATATTTGAAAGCATTTCCAATATTAAAATTGCGATGACGTGTAATTTGTATACACTCTATCCCTGAAGGATCGCTTGTATAGTGCAATGGATGGTTTACTTGATCTACAGTTATATTAAATTTATCATTCATTTTTATTCTCCATTATTTTTTTTATTTCATTTTGCCATTGTACATAGGATTTATGATTCCACGTCAAACTTCCAGTAAGATGCTCTACGGCATCACCATTAAAAATATTTGCATTTTCACCACCAAAACAAAAAAACTTATACTCTTTTGCTTTATTTAATACATTATAAGCCTTATGGTATATTTTTGGATCCCAAGTTTTATTGGTTTTTAAACCATTTTTAATACCTTTTGTCCAAACATTTACTCCCGTAAGTTCATGAACAAAATTTTTATTAGTATAGTCTGGATTGTTAAATTTATTTTTTATTAAATCAATAACACTTAATAATAATTCATGTTCTTTTTTAGCAGCAAAAATATATTGACAAAAACTTTTACCATCACCATCATCTGCAACAATAAAATCATATTTATTATTCAACCATTGACTTATTGGTTTTTTACATATAGTATCTATATCAGCATAAACTCCACCATATTTATAAATAACTAAATATCTCCAAATATCTCCTCTCATAACACCAAGTGGAACTGCTTTAAAAATATTATACCAATCCAAACCAAACTCATTTAATATAAATTCTTCAGCAGCATAATCATCCATATATTTATATTCATATTCAGGATTTAAAATTTTCCATGTTTCTATACAATCAATAATATATTGAGGAAGTATTTCATATTTATCTTTATATGTTTGCCAAATAATTTTAGGAATCATTTAATAAAAAATTTCTTAATTGATCTTGCCAATTAATATAATCTGGCTTATTCCATTCCATACTTGCACTTAATTGTATTATTGCATCATCTCTTAGTATAAATTTATTTTTGCCAGAATAGCAGTAGTACTTTTTACTTTTTGTATTTTTTATTGCTTTTGTAAATGCAATGGGTCCAGTAGTATTAAAAACAAAAAACTTATCGTTATATTCTTTTTTAATTAATTGTTCTTTTACATAATTAAGAACATTTAAAATAATATCATTTTTAGGTGTGCTTGCCCATGCTCCATTACAATAACTAAATCCATCTCCATCTTCACAAACTATTAAATCATAATCAATATTTGTCCAGGAATCTAAACTTTTAGTGCATATGCTATCTATATCTGAATAAACACCACCATTGATATAGGCAACCATATACCTCCAAATATCTGCTTTCATAACAGGAATTGGACAACTATTAAAAAGATTTAACCATTCTTTACCAAAGTTATTTAAAACAAATTCTTCTCTTTGTTTTGCACTATGGTAAATATATTTCCAATTAGGGTTTAAATCAATAAATGTTTTTGAATATTCTTTTAAGTATTTTGGTAAATCTTCATAGTCACACTCATATGTTTGCCAAATAATTTTAGGAATCATCTTTTACTTTTCCTTAATCCAAATTTTGCAAGATATACATATATTGTTTCTAAACTTGCTCCACATTCTTTAGCAATTTCTTCTGGAGATTTTTTATCCATAAGATATCTTTTACGAAGCCAAGTCTCATTTGCATATAGTTTAGCAGCCATAATTTTATTTGTCAACTCCTATTGCTTTATCCCAATTTTTTATTGCCCAGTGACCGATTCCACAAGCATCAGCCACATCATTATCTGTAATAATCTTATCATATTGAACGTTTATAAATTTAATAGTTCTTTCTTTTCTTAAATCTCTTTCATAAGATTTATACCATGATTCTGATTTTTCAGGATGCTGTGCTCTGATAAATAACTTTTCATCTTTTGATATTTTTTTATTACCAATAAAGTTTTGCCAGGTTATTGGAGAAACTTTTCCAATTATACGAATACCTGATTGACCTGCTGAACCAAGTAATGCACCTTGAACTAATGCTAGATCTGCAGCAGTCTTTGGACTATTCATAAAAACGGTATGTTCAATTATGAGTGCATCAACATTTACAACATGATCAAAAAATCCCTTTGCTTTTCTTCCAGCGTCAATAACTTTTTCATATATATCTTTGCCTTCAAAATTAATCTTTCCACATTCTTTTAAATGTCCATTATGAAATGTTGCATAGGCAAGGCTATTTGTGCTTGCATCAATTGCACAGATTCGTTCTGGTTGCAATTCTAAACCCCATTTATTCTTGCTCATAATCAAAGAAACCTTTTACTTCCTTTATCATTTTATCAACTGTTTTTTTACTAACATTACAGTTTGCACAAAACCCATCATCATTGTATATAGAAAGCGAAGTGCCACATCCACCAAGGCATAATCTTACTTTGCCTTTTCTTTTTTGCCTACTCGTTACCCTATATCTTTCAGCAATTTTTTCTTTTGTGGCAATATCTCTACATTCAACACTACAATAAATTTGATAACTTACTGTAGGTTTAAAGTGATTATCGCATCTATCACATAGTTTCACTAAGCCCCTTCAAAGATTGAATCTTAATTACACCTTCTCCAGCATCAGCACATGCTTTTTGAATTGGACATGTTTTACAAATCTTTGAGTTAGATCTATAATTTTTTGTTGGAAGTGTTCTATCAACCCAAACTTTGCGAACATCTCTCATCCATTGGAATGTATCATCAATCCATTGGCGATAGTAATCTGTTACTTCTACTGGAAGAATAAGAAGTTCGTGATTGTTTTTATTTTCATAAATTAGTACACCCTTTGATTTCTTAAGAATCTTCATATAAATAAGCAATTGAATTAAGTGACCAGTCTTTGGCTTTAAAACCTTCTTGCGATACTCAAAACCTTCATTAAGCATTGTTTTGATTTCTCCAACGATTTCCTCGCCTTCCCAATCAAGCATTGCATCTCCATATCCAAAGATAGGAGGATCATTATTAATAATCTTAAATTCTGTTGTTGGACCTTCATCTGATTCATAAATCTTTGCAATGCCAGAATCCATCATAGCCTGTTGAATTCTTTCATGAGATTTAGTTCCTGCAGTCATATTTGCTGCACCGTAAGCATCTGCATTATCTTCAAATGTTTGACCATCAAATGCTAAATACCAATATCTTGGACATTCTCCATGACTATATGCAATAGTAGATGGAGCAAATGTTTTCTTTTGAGTATGCTTGGAAACACGCTTAATTGTATACCCTGATTGAATTTTTTCAATCATTGCCTTTGTATCTACAATTTCAGGTTCTTTTACTTCTTTAATCATTATTTGCTGTAATAAATTCTTTGTCATTATATTCCTTTGTTTATATAAGTATAGCAGGTTTAGCGCATTATATACTTTAGTGCTGACACCAAATCATTTAGTGATTCTGCTGCTGTAT